GGAAACGACTTGGACATCCGTCGACTTTTTCGATGGCCTCGGGTGAACGCCACAGGTGGCGCTGGCCCTGACGGCGTGTGGTGGCCGACCTACCCGAACCAGAACAGCGACAACGTGGCGCAGTTCGCCCAGTACCCGCCTCGAGCGATGCGGTTGCCGGCGGTGCGACGGGCGGTCAACGCGATCGCCGGCGACATCGCCCGCATGCCGATCAAGGCGTACGCCTACCAGGGCGACGACTGGGTGGACATCGGCCGCGATTCGATCGTGGTGGCGCTCAACGAACAGGCCAGCGAGTTCCACACGGCGACCGATTTCAAGCGCTGGATGTTCATGCAAGCCCTGACGTGGGGCAATTCGTTCGCCCTGATCAGCCGGCGCGGCACGACGTTCGACCAGTTCATCCCGCTCGACAACAACGACGTCCAGCTGAACCGGGCCGCCGACGGTCGGTATTACTACACGACGAGCGAGTACGGCGACGTTGCGCCGGCCGACATCATCCACTTGCGCATGCCCCAGTCGGTGCGGCAGCTGTGGGGCACCAGCCCGGTGATGGAAGCGGCGCGGGCGATGGCGCTTTCAAGCGAGCTGGAGACAGCCGGCCTCGAGGGATATCGCCAGCCTGGAATGGGCAAGATAGCGATACAAACGCAGGAATCCGTAGGCGCAGACGGGTGTCGCAAAATGGCGGATGCATACGTCTCAGCCCATTCTGGCGCTCAGGGCATGCTCCGCCCGATCATCGCCCAGAACGGCGCAACGGTGCAGCAAGTCGGCCGCAGTCTCGTTGACCAGGACTGGATCGCCGGCCGCAAGAACGCCATCGAGGATATCGCGCGGGTGTTTGGCATCCCGCCGTACGTGTTGTTCAGCGAGTCGGGATCGGCCTACACCGCTGAGCAGTCGCGGATGTATGCGGATTCGCTGGCGGCCTACACGGACGCCTGGGGGGCGGAGCTGGGGTCGAAGTTGTACGGGGCTGACTACTGCGTCAAGTTCGACAAGACGGCGCTGCTGCGGGGCTCGTTCAACGAGTCGATGCAGGCGTATCGGGAAGCGGTGCAGCTGGGCGTGATGACGCCAAACGAAGTGCGGAAAGAACTGGGGCTCGCGCCCATCGACGGTGGCGATGAGATGTACGTCGGCCCGAACATGCAGACGACCGGGGGGTCTGATGATGAAGCTGGAGACCAGGCTGTTGTCGACGACGACGACAGCGACGTCAGCGAATGAGCTGACCGGCATCGCGGTTCCGTACGGCCAATTGTCGCATCCGATTCAGGGTGCTGGCAGGTCGTTCCGTGAGAAGATGAAGCCGGGCGCGCTCAGCTACGACGACAACACGGTGATGTTGACGCAGCACGACCAGCAGGGCATTCCGCTCGCGCGGGTCGGTGCCGGCACGCTGTCGTTCCGAGAAACAAAAGACGGCCTCGAGTTCACGGCGACCCTGCCGGATTCACGGCCGGATCTCCGCGAAGCGCTCGAGCGAGGCGACATGAGCGGGGCGGTGTCCATCGGTTTCTACGTCGAGGACGACGGGGACCGATGGCTTCACACGAACAAGCAGAGCATGCGGGAGGTGACACAGGGTCATCTCGTCGAACTGTCTCTGGTCACAGCAGGCGCCTATCCGGGTGCCCGCGCTACTTACGGGGGGAAGCCTAATGGCTGACCTGGTTTCGATGCGGGCCGATGCGATGGAAGCCCGAAAGCGGATCGACGCGCTGCTGGCGGTCGATGGGGAACTGACCACTGATCAGGTGGCAGAACTTGAAAAGTCGGACGTGGAATTCCGTGGCCTCCAGGCTGAGATTTCCAAGGCTGAGACGATCGCATCCGCGAAGGAGTCGCTCACCGCGCCGTCCTTCGAGTTCCGCGCCGAGCGGAAGCCGGAGCAGCGATCGCAGCAGGAGATTCGCACGCAGTTCCTGAGCGATCTCAAGCAGGAAATGCGGTCGCCTGGCAGCTTCGAGCGCCGCACGATCGACTTCGGTGGCAACGCTGCCGACCTGCTCCCGGTCGATCTTCAGGACGAGATGATCCGCCTGTTCGCTTCGCGTTCCAACGTGGCACAGGCCGCGACGGTTCGCAGCTACGCGAGCGACGCTGAGATCCCGATGGTCACTGCTCGAGCGACCATCACCGACTTCACCGGCGAGGGTGTGGCCTACGACAACTTTGACCCGGACTTCGGCAAGCTCCGAATTCGGGCGTTCAAGTCGGCGGCCGAGACGAAGATCACTGAAGAGGTGATTTCCGACAACCGCGGCGGTGCCGTCGATGAGATCCTGACGCAGCACGGCGAGGCTCATGCGTACTTCTGGGAAACCAAGTACCTCGGCACCGCTGCGGCGCAGAACGCCACCGCACCGGACGGCCTTCTGGCTGCGGAGGCGGACATCGCTAGCACGTTCCCGGATGAGGCGCTCAACGGGACCGTCGCTATCGCGGACATCTCGACCGGCAGCGGTGACACCACCATCGCCGACGTGACCTACCAGGATCTGCTGGACGTCACCTTCGGGATGCCGGCGAAGTACTGGGGCCTCGAGAAGTCGTGGCTGATGTCGCCGGCCCTGTTCCAGCACGTCATCGGTTTGACCGATGCGGGCGCGACCGGGCGGCCGTTGTTCCTTCCGAACGCGACTGGCACGATCCAGCAGTCGTTCAACATGGGCACGCTGTTCGGCTATCCCGTGTACGTCTCGGATGCGATGACCGACGCCACGCCGGCCGGGTCGTTCCAGGCCGTTCTCCTCGAGCGGGGCAGCTACGTCGTGGCGACCCGTTCGCAGGTGACCAGTCAGGTCGACCCGTTCACCAACGGTGCCAGCGGCATCACCGCCTTCCGTACTCGGATGCGGGCAGACGGTCGCTGGATGCGGCCCAGTTCCTCGGCGCGTCTCCAGATCGCGGCGAGCTGATCCCTTAGCCTTTCTCCGGGGTCGGGGCCTTCGGGCCTCGGCCCTGGATTCCGGGGGAACCGATGAAGATCACCAGCCAGTCGGCCCACAATTTCCAGCTGTCGGCGTTCCGGGATCACTGTCGGATTCCGTGGACCGACGACAACTCCGCGCTCCAGCGGTCGCTGGACGCCGGCGTGTCGATGTGGGAGAAGGCGACCAACTGGTATCTGCGGGCGACGACGATTGAGATTGCGATCCTGCCAGGCATGCAGGTTCCGTTCGGGCCGTCGCCGACGATCTCGAGCGTCACGAAGTACCGCGATGGCGTCAGCGAAGGCGCGGTCACGACCGACTGGTATCTGGCGAACGTCTGGGGGGCCACAGAATTCCGTCTGACGGCCTCGGGCACATGGGACACCCGATGCGAGTACCGGGCGTCGATGTCCGTCACAGGCGACGTGCCGGCCGATGTGAAGGTGGCTGTGTTTGATCTGGGAAACCACCTGTTCACCGATCGAGAAGGTGTCTCGACGATGACTCACAACGAGGTCCCGCTGTCGCTGCGGACCCTGATCCAGAATTACCAACTGGGGGGCCTGTGAGCTTCGGCGGACGTCATGCCGTTCAGTTCTACAGCGCCTCCGAAACGGCTGACGCGGCCGGGTCGGAGACTGTCGCGTACACGTTGCAGTTCACTGCCATGGTCGACTTCCGCGTCGAGCGGGTGAAGAAGACCGACGAAGGCGAGATCCGCCAGTCGGGGCAGCTGTCGGCCCTGATCCGCATGCCGTTCACCGAGTCGATCGGCTTCGACTGGCGAGTGCGGTATCGGGACGTCTACTACGACATTGAACAGATCCGCGACCCCAACGGGCTGCGGCGGGACCTCGAGCTGACAGTTGTGGCGGTAGAGCGATGAAAGATGATCTGGTCAAGGTCGGCCCGACGCCCAGCCTCAAGCGGTACCTGCGGACCCTTGACAGTCTTGAAGGCTTCAAGGGCGTCAACATGCTCCAGAACGCCGCACGGGTGGCGTTTGACGTGATGCGGGACAAGAGCATCGAGAACTTCCGCCGGATCCCGTTCGGCCGGAAATCGCGGGCCTACGTCAAGGGCCGACGGGGCATTGAGACGTTCGGCAAGACGGCTGCCGGCAAGGGCCGCAAGATCCGCAGCGTCCGCAAGAGCCTGACGCAGCGCGGCAGCTACAGCGTCGAGACGAAGCGGACCCGCGACGGCCTGGTGACGCGCCAATACATCAACGGCAAACAGTACTACAACTACCTGTCCCACATGATCGAAGGCGGATACACGCCTGGCGGCGGGTCGAAGTGGGAAGGAAAGCGGGTGTCGGCCAAGCCGTTCCGCCGGCCAGTCGGTCGCATTTACAACGATCGGGTGGCCCGGATGATGGAAAAGGCGATCGCCATTCAGCTCGAGCAGGGCAAGCGGGTCGGACTTGGAAAGCTGAGGACGATGCTATGAGCTTCGCAACCGCGAACCAGAACATCTTCGACGCGGTGAACATCACCGGCGTCGTCGTGTCGCCGGACATCCGGAACCGCGAGACGCAGCTGCCGGCGGTCCTGTTCGGCCTCGAGGACTCCGGAGCGACCAACAGCACCAGCACCAGCGGCGGTCCATTCCATGCCCGGTACGTCTTTGCTTGTTTGCATTCTTCCAGGCTCAACGCCGACGCGCTGGCTGCGGACGTTTTGACCGACCTGCGGGCCTCGAGCGACTTTGTGTCGGTCCACGAAGCGAGCCGATCCGCTGAGATTTTCCAACGGGGGGCCGACACGGTTCCCGTGTACGTCACTGAGATCACGACCACGATCACCTTTGCGAGCTAATCATGGCAGCCACATCATTCAACGGAGTCACCGCGACGATCGACAGCACGGCGGTGTTGATTACCAGCATCGAGTTCGCCGGCGGCGACACGGCCCTAGTTGACGTCACCGCATCAGGTGATGCCTATCGCAAGAATCTTGCGGGCATCCGTTCGCCGTTCACGGTGACGCTCAACGGTCACAGCGAGGACGGCACGCTGCCAGCCGCAGGCTCTGCGACTTCAATCGTGATTGCCAACGGGCCACTGGCTGGCACGTACGCCGGCATTGCAACGTCTGCGAGCGTCACCGGCTCACTGGACCAGCCGACTGAATTCACGCTGACGGTGACCGAGGACGAAGCCGGCGGCGCATGGACACCAGCCGGATGAAGTCATACAAGCGGAACCTGAACATGCGGGACCATGCGGACCTCGCCGGCATCGACAACGAAGTCGAGCAGGCGATCACGGCCGTGGCTCGCTGCTACGGGATCTCGGTCGCCGAAGTCGAGGCGATGGAGAAGGAGGAATTCACCGCATGTATGGCGGTCGTGACCGAACGCAATGGATCCGACTGATCGCCCAGGTGGCGATCCGGACAGGCTGGTCGTTCGAGGAAGTGGGGCGGATGGAGCCGTTCGAGTTCCGGATCGTGCTCGAGGAGCTGACCGGGAAGCGGCGGATGAGTGATCGGGAACTAGCGGAGCAGCTGCACCGATGGCGCGAAGCATCACATTTAAGTTCGGAGCGGACACCAGCCAGCTGACTAAGGCGCTTGGATCTGTGCGGAAGTCGATCGGCGGCATGCTCGGGGGCGTTAGTCTCGGCGGAATCGTCGGGGCCGGCATCGCTGGTTTTGGACTCCAGCAGATGATCGGGGCAGCGATGAACGTGTCGCCAAAGTTTGCCAACACGATCCTCGAAGCCGAAGAAAAGGCTGTGCGAGGGTTTGCAGCGGCGCTGTATCAGGTGCAGCCACAGATCCTTCAGCTCGCAAACGAAATTCCGATGTTGATCGCGGCAGTTATCAAAGGCGCCGCAGATCTTTCGGCGACGTATCAAACGACGCAACGACGAACCGCAACGGCTGCCGGCTTGTTCACAGAATCAGCTATGGGTATCAAAAACCGGTTCAAAACGGCGAGCAGTTACGAGGAACTGTTCATGCCTTCGCTGATGCAGGCGTTCGCCGGCTACATGAGTCTGCCCGGCACAGGGCCGCAGCTGCCTGAAATGACTGTCGACGTCATCGCCAACGAAGCGAGGCGACGGGCCAATGCTGGGATTGGCGGACAAGCTCGACGGACAGCAGATCCAGCACAACCGGCGGAGCCTCGGCCATGACAGTTGAACGGTTCGAGATCAAGAGCAGCGAAGCGGCAAGCGAAGACTGGGGCGCTCACACCCACACGCGAGTATTCCGGACGTCCGACACTTCGACGGTGACGGCCAAGGGCATCCGGGACCTGATCTGTGCCGGCACAGGGTACGGCGGGATCATCGCCGAGACTGGCGGCCCGCTGACGATCGACAGCACGGTGGAAGGCGATCCGGCTCGGGTGCGGACGGTAGGTGTTCGCCTACTGCCGGAGGGGCTGAACGCTGCCGAGATCACGATCGCCCTGACCGAGTACGCCAGGTTCGCCGGCGAACACGAGCTGGTGCGGGTGCTGTCGAATCATGTGATGGCTCCAACGCCTGTGTATCGGTCGAATCCGATCGTCCCGACAGACAGCTGGAGCAGCGGCAGCCCTTCCGGGTATTACGACGCTGACGTCACGCTGTGGGACGGCTCGAGCGGCAGCAGCACGTTGAACAATGCAGCAGGAAGTGTTACCGATGGCGTCGAGTCAACCGACTACCGCCCAGCCGGCGACATCGGCGGCACGATGGTCGACTGGAACGGCAACCCGCTATCTGTGGGCCTGACACAGATCGACTTCACCGTCGAGGTGGTCCGGCAGGGGGTCCACACCAGCACGCTCGGCACGATGGTCGCCGGCGATCAGACGATCCTCGAGGACACGGCCGGCATCGGCACGCGGAACCAGGCGACGTTTGCGGGGCTGGCACAGGGCACGATCATCTACATGGGCTGCCAGCGGGTTGCTCTGGACGCGGAATGGTACATCGGCAAGTACCAATTCCGGGCACGCGAAGACAAGCACGCAAGGCAGGTTCCGCGACCGACCTTTGGCACGCGAATCGGTGCGATGGCGTACGAAGGTGATCCGCGATCGATCCGGCACGTTCGCGGCGTCTACTGGCAGCAGCCGTATCTACGCGGTACAGACTTCAACGGCCTCTTCACGACCGACGAACAGGCACAGATTGCACTCGCATGATGTACGGCAACACCAGCGAACCTCGGTTTGATGTCGAGCAGCCGACGCAGTTCTGGCGGGTGCAGTCGTCGACAGCGACGAACGCCGGACAGTGGAAATACACGGTGATCGCGGTCGAACCTCGAGTTGGCGACGACCCTGAAGACCTGACCTGGGACGACGTCGCACAGACAGGATTCCTGAACGCGATCAACCTGATGGAGCAGGGGAACACGGCCACGGTGCAGATGGGCATTACCATCAGCTCGCTGCCAGGCACGTACGAGCTGAAGCCGATCCCGAACGATGCGATCGTGTCCGGAACGTATCTGTCTGCTCAGAACGTCGACTTCATCGTGCTGTCCTGGCCGAACCAGTTCGACGGGGCCTGCACATGACCCTGACCCGGAAAGCATGTCTCGAGGCCGGTTGCTGCTCGTTCGAGAACAACAGCGATCAGGCTTCGGCTGGGACCGGGCCGGAAATTAAATCGACTTCGGTGATCGGCACGCAGCTGTGTGAGGCAAGCGCACCGGGAAGCACAGTCAAGGCTTACGAGGAATTTCAGGTGCAGGTGTTGTCGGTCACCCGTGGCCTGCCAGTGTGGACGGAAGTTGGAATCGATTACAGGTGGGAGATTCCGGTCACGTTCGAATTCCGGGTGACGTCGACGTGTGATGATTGCGACAGCCCGACGACGGTTGACATCACGCACACGCAGGAATTCCACATCGAATGCGGCCGAGATAACGCCAACGAATTCACGTTTTTCTATCAAGCAGGATTTCCGACCACCGGCACAATCTGCGGCAGCGGATTGGTGAGCGCAGCAGCTGCTTGGAGGGTCGGAACGAGCAGGACGGAAGGAACGGTGCAGGCGTCTGCTATCACCGGCAAAGGGTGTGCAGCGTACGACCAGGTGGTGTTTACAATTCACGCTCCGATCACAACGTTGAGCGTCCCAGGAACAGACTGCCAAGACACCAGCACATTCAACTTTCCAGCCAGCACGTCGAACGGGGCCTGTGTGTTGACGATGGAATGGAGCCTGCTATCGCCATGACGTACCAGCCCAAGCTGACGAACATGCGAGGGGCCGGCGACCTGGTCGAGGCGTTGACGAAGCGGACCGGGATCAAGCTGCTGGTCGACAAGGTGACCGGAAACAGCTGTGGATGCGGCAAAAGACGCGATATACTGAACAAGTTACTACCGTTCCGGGGGGAACAAGATGACCTGCAATCCGACCACGATCCAGCTGAGTAGCAGCGGGACAACCACCATCAACGTCACGCTGTCGACGGATCCCGGCGACGGCACTGCTGTGACCCTCGAGGTCGACGGCCTGAGCATCAGCGAATCGGCGTCGAGTTCGAGCGGTGCGGTGGTGTTCACGGTTGCGGCCCAGACCGCTGCCAATTACTCGCTGTGGGATGCGACCATTCAGGTGGGGTCCAACCTGACGGTGGACGCCACGGCTCAGGTCGTCGAAACGAACGGCGCACAGACCATCGGCGTGACCATCACGGACGCAGCTGTGTCTTACTGCTCGCCGCTCAGCGGTGGTGGCAGCGGCAGCGGAACAGTGACATCGATCACGGCCGGCTCGGGCCTGACCGGCGGGACCATCACCGCCAGCGGCACGATCGCGCACCAGGCACAACCGGCGAGCGGCACAGGGCCGGCGTTCGTGAAGAGCGTCGAGATTGACAGCTTCGGACATGTCACCAGCGTGACCGGCGAGACGACGGCCGGGGCCTACCGCACCGCGACGGGGACCGACGACGCCGCGAACCTCACGACCGGAACGTTGGCGACCGCAAGGCTCGACGTTGGCACGAGCGCGAATCAGATCGTGCAACTTGACGGCTCCGCAAAACTGCCAGCAGTCGACGGTTCCGCGTTGACGAACCTTCCAAGCGGCACAACGGAAAAGCAATGGGGACAGGCTCCGCAGACGGTCGTTCGCCTGTTTGAAGACTTTCAAGGAGCGGAGGCTGCTGGTAACGGAAACGACTGGTGGAACGCAGACACGAATGGTTCATACAGCATAAAACGCGCGTTCATGGGATCAGAGGGCGCAGATACGTTCGGCCGGATCATTTTCGACAGTCAATCAGGTGACGGCGCGGTTTCAAGTTGGGGGCAAATTTCCACAGGTATCGTTTCGCGCATCACTCCCGTTACAGGTGATGAGATCATCTGGGAATGCAATGTTTCGTTCGAAGCCTCAACAACAACAGCAGGCGCGAATCTCTGCGCGATCTCAATTTTCGATCCGACTTTGAGCGCTTGGAACAGCGACGGTTTAGGTTGGTATTCGCAAGGAATGTCTACACCACCGAATCGCGTCGTGATCGGGTCGATTGGTGGTGAAGCGAATTGGCGATACGCGGTAACTGAATCGAATGTTGAAGACCTCACGGGATCATCGAGCGACACTGGTGTGGCAGTGACTTTCGATGAAAACGTGTACGAACGAATCGGCATCAAACTTGTCAAGACTTCAACTTCAAATCAGTGGACGTATAACGTCTACGTTGCTGGTACCTCCGTAGGCACTGGAACCTTCACAACGAGCGGACAACTCGCTTGTACCGTGATCCAGCAGGCCTCGGATAGCACTAACAACGACATGAATGTGGACTGGATGAGCCTCCAGTACACAAGGCCGACCGTGTCGCACTTGGTTCACAGTGGCGCATGACCCGCGTCCTTGTCATCGGCGACGTTCACGAACCTGCTTGTCATCCAGGGTACATGGCATTCTGCCAGCATCTCGAGGAGAAGTGGCAGCCGGAACGTGTCGTGTTCATCGGTGATCTGTTGGACATGCACGCGGTGAGCTTTCACGCCAGCGAGCCAGACGCACCGGGGGCTGAAGATGAAGCGGAACAGACCCGGCGGCTGGTCGCTGCCTGGCATGAGGCGTTCCCGGACGCCACGGTCACGATCGGGAATCACGACGAACGGGTGCATCGCATGGCCTCGAGCGTCAACATCCCGGCCCGGTTCATCCGGAAGTTCGCAGATGTCTGGGGCACGCCAACCTGGAAGTGGGTACGAGACGTGGTGATCGACAAGGTGACGTATGTCCACGGCACAGGCTTCGGCGGGGCTACGCCGGCCCTGAACGCCGCCAAGAAGTCGATGGGGTCGATCGTCTGCGGTCACGTCCACAGCGTCGGGGGCGTTCATTGGGCCGCTGGCCCGACTGCTCGGATCTTCGGCCTCGACACAGGCTGCGGCGTTGACATCGAACACGCCGCGATGCGATACGGGCGGAACATGCTGACAAAGCCGATTCTGTCGGCCGGCGTCGTGATCGACGGCTACCCGTACCACGAGCCGATGCCGATGGGCAGGGGCGAACCGTTTCACCGTTCGAAGTTCAAGGGGAAGCGATGACGCCGAGGGAACGAAACAAAGCCGTGAACAGGATTCAGACGCAACTGATCGAGGAGGTCGGGGCGGACGCCCTGGTAATCGTGTTCTCGAGGACGACCCGCCGGCGAACGACGACGCAGATCCACAGCTGGGGGAACGCGCTGGCCTGTCGTGGGCTGGCCGAGCAGGCCTATGCGGAGCTGTGCGAAGAAGAGATCGGCGAAGAGGCAGAAGAGGTCGAAGATGAGGATGAGGACGATGCTGAGTGATTTTGTGCTTGACATCGCCCAGGTGCTGGTGCCGGCCGGATTGTTCTGGCTCGGTGGTGAATTACGGAGGGTTTCGCGTGCGCTGGATCGGCTTGATTACCGTGTTTCTCTGCTTGAACACCGGCTGTTCGGTCAAGGGCTTCCCGCAGCTCGACGGGACGTTCCACACGCCCCAGCAACTGAGGAGCGCTGCAGCGATCGCCACGGCCCAGGGGCAGGCCCTGAATGAGATCGCCGATCAGCAGCAAGGCATGATCGCCAGCTTCCTCGACACGGCTCAGGGCGTCGCGGCCGGCGTCGGAGCGCCGGCGGTCCTGACGGGCCTGCTCGGTGCGGCCGGCGGATTCCTGGTCCCGACGCCAGGTCAACGGAAGCGGCAGCAGCTCGCGAAGCAGGAAGGCGAGATCGAAGCGAAGAAGAATGCGTGACAAGATTGAAATGAATCTGCTATTGTTCGAGCAGTTGAAGATCTCTTGGCCGGGATCATTCTCAGTTCGCCGATCGTTCCAGCGGTCGGCGTTCTCTTTTGCCCACAGAAAACTGGAGCCGGTTGACGGTGTGATCCGATAGCAGTAGGGTCCGATCGTCGGCCTTGTCGGTCGACAATCTCTCTCTTCTGCGGGTCGGTGGGTTCTACTGGCGGCAACCTTCCCCACCGGCCCGTTTTTCCCTTGACATTTCATATTCCTTACTGGAGAAGCCATGCTTGAAACGAACGACTACATCACTTGTGTCGAGGCGTCGCGGTTGTACTCGTCGACGTACCCGGATCGACCGAGGCTGTCGCCTTCGACCATTAGGAGCTGGGCGAACAACCCGCAACACCCGATGAAAGCGATGAAGTATCGCACGTCGATCGCAATCAGCCGCGAGAGTTTCGTCAAGGCAATCAACAACGGCTGGCCGAAGGAAGCCGGCGCTCGGCATCCCAAGCACATTATCGCAAAGGCTCGAGCGGACACGACCGCGAAGCCTGAGACGGTCGCTGACGCCGGATACACCGCACACCTTGATGAAGCGACCACGGTGAAGCTGGTCGACCTGAAGCGGCAGATGGGCGCCTCGACGTTGAACAATGCGATTCGCGTGTGCATCGAGCGCGTTCACGGCGAGATGAAGCACGTCCGCAAGCCGGCGGATCAACCGCTGGTGAAGCTGGGGAATGGCGATTACACGGTCGAGTACCGCGAGGGGGACGTTTGATGACAGAGGAACGAACGCCGCTGGAACAGGAATTCCCGCATCTGGAACGAGTGTTTGATTATTGGACGTTTGAAGGCGATGTCACCATCCACACAACGGCCGATGCTCTTCGGGTCCTCATGCTGTTGATCATCTCATTCGAGGACAGCAAGTGGTCCGAATCGAATCTAATTGGCACGTTGCGAGGCACGCTAGATGCGGCCGAAGCGGCGGCGAAGAACGCGAAACCGTATCTCGACCAGTGGGAAGCAGAAGGGGCGGAACTCAGCCTAGACAACTGCACCGTCGAATACCTTGAGGGGGAATGCTGATGGCTGGCTGGAACAGCATCTCTACGCGCGCCTCAAAAGATGGCGACGAGATTTCGTTTGCGAAGTGGGCATTTCTCGATCGCCTCATGCATGGCGCACTGGTGTCATCACACCACAACGAGTCTCAGAGCTCGAAAGACCGATCAGCCTCGCGGCCATCTGGCCGGCGGCGAGGATTCAAGAAACGACCAAGGAAGGGCAACAAATGAACATCGATGACCTGTATCCGTCCAAGACCATCCGAGCCGAGGAGCTGACGCAACCCGTAGACGTCACCGTGGAGTCGGTTGAATTCGTGGAGTTCCGACCAGGTGAAGGCGACACGGTGGTGCTGGGGTTCATGGGCAAGTCGCAAGGGCTTGCCATGAACAAGACTCGCAACATGGCGATGAAGGGCCTGTTCGGCAAGGAAACGGACAACTGGGTCGGCAAGACGATTCGCCTGTTCAGCATGCCGTCGAGGAAGCCGGACGGGACGCCTTGCATGACGGTGGTGATTCAGAAGGCTCCGGAACTCGCCAGCGATCCTCCAGCACCGGGAGGCAGCGATGACATCCCGTTTTGAACAGATCTACCGCGAAGGCTGGCCTAAGGCGTCTGCCGAATGGTCGGTGCAGCTGGTCGAGGAGATGGGCCTCGAGTGGGGCTTCTGGACCTACAAAACCCTGACTCGCCGGCGGGAGAAGCTCGCCGTGGTCCTGCTGTGCATGCGATTGAAGCTGCGTCACAACTTCAGCATCACCGAGATCGCAAACCTGTTCGGCAAGGCTCGGACCGGGATGTATCCCTACGTCACGCGAGGCGATGCCCTGCTGACGCTCGATCCCGACCTGTGGCGGGCCATGATGCTGCTCGACGGTCGGGACGCGCCCATGTACCTGATAACCACGTTTGCCGATCTCTGGGAGACGCTGTTCGACGAGAACGAGCCGGATCAGCTGGCCCCAATGGTGGGGGTGAATTGAATCCGGGGGCTTTGAGCAAGGCTGCGGCCGGCTTGGCGTCTCTTGAGGGGTTGACGTCGGGTCGGGCCGCAGTGTTCCTGTCGATCTGTGCCCAGACAGGCAAGGACGGCACCTGCTTCATCACCCAGGAACGGCTGGCCCAGCGGACCGGGACGACCCGCAGAACGGTGAACCGGG